AAAATACTCAAGAGCTCAAATGAAAGAAGGTGCTAAAAACTTGCCTTGGGAAGCCGAGGCTTATAGAAGATCATAATGAAGACATCTAAGACAGGTTATTTAAAAAACAGTCCTGATGTTAACAAGCCTCAAAATATTATACTAGGAGGCGATATAACAATGAAAGGAGTCGAGTTTAAAGTACTAGGTACTGATGACCGAGGATATACAAAAGTAATGTACCCAGGATATGATTATAAATTTCCCGGCGCGAAATACGTAACAGAAACACCAATTAAAGAATAAATATGAAACCATTTACAAATAAACATTCAATTGCAGCAGGATCACCACTACATTTAGGAGGATCTGGAAAAAGTCCTTTATATCAAGACGATTTAAGAGAAGGTGATTTCAAGGTTACTCAATCTACAGCTGGGTTATCTGGAGAAATTATACCTACAAAAAGACAAGCGGTAATACCTGGAACACCTGGAAAAACATATGAAGAAGCAGGTGTAGACCCAGCAAAGGCTCAAGCGTATTGGGATGCAAATCCTGAGAAATATGAAGAATACAAAGCTGGTCAGGAAGATAGAACTATAACTCAAACTAGAACTGTAGATGTAAATCAACCTAAACTTAGAAAAAATATATTTAAAGGTTATAGAGGTAATATACCCGACGAAATAAAACAAGCAGATTCTCTTAGTTTTCAAGATCAAGTGGGCGTGGCTAAAAGTTTAAATATGGATCCAGGTGTTTTTCAAACGCAATACGAGAAAGTTACTGGGCGCACAATCAATAAAAAACCAAAATCAAAAATTACTAGAAAACCTGGTTCTCAAACCATAGGTGATTGGACGACTGTTGAATAATAAAAAATAGTTAATTTATGTAATTATAATATTATAACAATTAAATTTAATATTATGAAAAAATTACTTATTACACTAGCTTTATTTTTTACAATACTAACCTCTAAAGCTCAAGAAGCATTTGAAGGTGTTTGGGCTATGGAAGGTTCGTCATATAAAACTGTTATGTTAGCTAGTAAATATGCTGTATTAAAAATTATCAACTATAGCTTTACATCAGACGCTACGCTTAACGAGATTATATTAACTCAAACAGATACTACAATGACTACTTCAATATACAACCCAAGAAATGGTTATACTATTGGAATGTCTTATACTGTTATAGATGAAGATACTTTACAGTGTGTTTTCACAGGAGATGCGGAAGAAACTGTATTAATGAAAAGAGAATAAATGAAAAAAATAATTCAATGGCTATCAGGTGGCGTTATCAAGGAAATTGGTAATGTCATCGACAAGCTTACTACAACTGAAGAGGAAAGGTTAGAAGTAAAGAAGCAAATACAGCAGATATTAGAAGACGCAGATACTAAAGCTCAATTAGAGGTTAGTAAGCGTTGGGAAGCAGACATGAAGTCTGATAGTTTTTTAAGTAAAAACATTAGACCAATGATCTTGATATATCTAACTGTAATCTTTACGTCTCTAGCTTTCTTTGATGGTAATATCGGTGAGTTTGGGCTAGCTAAAGAATATATACCAATATTTCAAACATTGCTAGTAACTGTTTACGGAGCTTACTTTGTAGGTAGAACTTGGGAAAAGGCAAAGTCAATAAGTAATAAATAAAAAAACAAGTAATAATAAATTACAATCAAATCAAATTAAATAAAATGGCAAAAATTACAGACAAACAATTAGAAGACATTAACAAAGGTCAAAAAGAATTAATGACGATAGTTAATCAAATAGGTATTTTAGAATCTCAAAAACATAGTCTATTACATCAAGTAGCAGATGCTAATAAAGTTGTAGAAGATTTAAAAGCTGAACTCGAACAAGAGTATGGAGCTATTGATATCGACCTAACAACTGGAGAATATACTGAGGTAGAAAAAGACTCTAAACTTACAAAAGCTTAGGATGTCTTCAATTGTAAGAAAAATAAGTATTGGTTCTGACTACAAAAACGATGCAATGCATTACTCTGTAGGTCAACAAGTTTATGGAGGTCACGAGATCTCACATATACTTCTTGACGAGTCTGATAACTCTTACAATATTCACATTAAGAAAAACAACGAGGTAATGCCATGGAAGAAATTCAATTCTCACATGGCAATATCTGTTGAATATGACTTAGAGTATTGAAAGCTTTATATGACTTTATAGTAGAACCATTAGGTGAAAAATACAGTAATAAAATAACAATAGCCGGCAAGGAGTTAGTTGTAAATACAAAGATTGAAGATTTCAAGTTTGTTAATAGACTAGCTAGAGTAGTAGAGACACCTCAGGCTTTTAATACTGATATTGATGTTGGTGATATAATTGTTATACACCAAAACGTGTTTAGAGTATTCTATGACATGAAGGGAAGAAAAAAGAAAAGTAGATCTTGGTTCAAAGATGAGTGGCATTTTTGCGCTATAGATCAAATTTACTTATATAATAAAGGTGACAAATGGAGGTCTTTTGGAGACAGATGTTTTGTTTCACCAATAAAAAATACAGAGTCTTTAACGCTAGATAAAGAAAGAAGCCTTGTTGGTATATTAAAATATGACAATAGCTCCTTAAATGCGCTAGGAATCAACTCAGGAGACTTAGTTGGTTACACGCCAAACGGAGAATGGGAGTTTTTAATTGACGGTAAAAGACTATACTGTATGAAATCTAATGATATCGTAATTAAATATGAATACCAAGGAAACGAAGTTGAACATAATCCAAGCTGGGCAAAAAGCAGTTGAGGAGTTGATCAAAGTGGCTAAAGAAGCTATTGTTGATTCAGATGACGATATATCAGCAGATAGATTAAAGAATGCTGCAGCTACAAAAAAACTAGCTATATTTGATGCTTTTGAAATATTGAATAGAATAGAAGCTGAAGAAAACTTGTTAAACGAAAAACCTGTAGAAGTAAAAGAAGAAAAGTCTTTTAGAGGATTTGCAGAAGGGAGATCTAAATAATGTACGAGCAAACTTTATATAAAGTATTAGAAGACCACGTTAAGCCTAAGGTTTTAAAAAGAACTAACAGGTATAAGAAATGGGAGTACGGTTACAACCAAGAACACGATATGGTTGTTATAAGTAAAACCGGAGAAATAGGTGAAATTTATGAAATACAAGATTTAAAAATAGCTTTGCCAAAAGCTGAAAATGTACATACATTTGAAGATGACAGGTGGAAGCACACTGAATACCCAAAGGAACTTAGTAAAATCAAATCAGTATTTGATTGGGAAGAATACCCTTTGGACTTTAAAGAAAAATGGTATGATTACATTGATGAAGAATTTAATAGAAGAGAACAAGGCTTTTGGTTCTATAATAAGGGTTTGGCTACTTACATTACTGGTACTAACTATATGTACCTGCAGTGGAGCAAAATTGACGTTGGGCAGCCAGACTTTAGGGAATCAAACAGATTATTCTACATATTCTGGGAAGCTTGTAAAGCCGACCCGCGCTGCTACGGCATGTGCTACCTTAAAAATAGACGATCAGGGTTTTCATTCATGGCATCAGGCGAGACCGTTAACCAAGCAACAATATCTACGGATGCACGCTTTGGTATACTCTCGAAATCTGGACCCGATGCAAAGAAGATGTTTACTGACAAAGTTGTCCCAATATCAGTTAACTATCCCTTCTTCTTCAAACCAATACAAGACGGTATGGATAGGCCAAAGACAGAGCTGGCGTACAGAGTACCAGCGTCTAAATTCACAAGGCGTAAACTCGATTCCAACGAGAAGCTACAAGAGATCACAGGTCTCGACACAACGATCGACTGGAAAAACACGGGCGACAACTCGTATGACGGTGAAAAATTAAAACTACTAGTACACGATGAAAGTGGAAAGTGGGAGAGGCCAACAAATATATTAAACAACTGGAGGGTAACAAGAACCTGTCTAAGACTTGGATCTAGAATTATAGGTAAGTGTATGATGGGATCAACATCTAACGCTTTAGATAAAGGAGGAGATAACTTTAAAAAACTTTACAATGATTCAGACGTTACACAAAGAAACGCCAATGGACAGACTCGCTCAGGATTATATTCTCTGTTCATACCTATGGAATGGAACTACGAAGGCTACATTGATTCTTATGGCTTTCCTGTATTCAACACACCAAAAAAAGAAGTAGTAGGTCCTTTTGGAGACGCTATAACACAAGGTGTAATAGAGTATTGGGATAATGAAGTTGAAGGTCTTAAAAACGATCAAGACGGTTTAAATGAATTTTACAGACAATTTCCGCGTACAACTAAACACGCGTTTAGAGACGAGTCTAAAGAATCTTTATTTAACCTAACAAAAATATATGAGCAAATAGATTTTAATGAAGATCTTAAAAACTCAATATCAGTTACTCAAGGAAGTTTTCAATGGGAGAACGGAGTTAAAGATACAAAGGTTATATTTGTACCAAATAAAAACGGTAGATTCAGAGTTTCCTGGGTTCCACCTTTAAATCTCCAAAATCGTGTGATAATAAAGGGTGGACTTAAATATCCAGGCAATGAACACTGCGGAGCTTTTGGATGTGATAGCTATGATATATCAGGTACAGTTGATAAAAGAGGGTCTAATGGATCTCTACACGGTTTAACTAAGTTCAGTATGGAGGATGTACCTCCAAACCATTTCTTTCTAGAATATATAGCTAGACCACAAACCGCTGAAATATTTTTTGAAGATGTTTTGATGGCTTTAGTTTTCTATGGTATGCCAATACTAGCAGAGAATAACAAACCTAGATTATTGTATCATTTAAAAAGAAGAGGTTATAGAAAGTTCTCTATAAATAGACCAGATAGAAAATATAATAAATTATCGGTAACAGAAAGAGAATTAGGTGGAATACCAAATTCAAGTGAAGATATAAAGCAAGCTCACGCCGCGGCGATTGAATCTTATATAGAAGACTTTGTAGGTTTAAAAACTACAGGTTACGGTGATATGTACTTTCAAAGAACATTAGAAGACTGGGCTAAATTTAATATAAATAATAGAACAAAGCATGATGCTTCTATTAGTTCTGGACTTGCTTTAATGGCTTGCAATAAACATAGATACGCTCCATCAGCTCCAATAAGGAGAGAAGCTGTAGATTTAGGAATTAAAAAATATGACAACAAAGGTGTCACATCAAAAATAATAAGTTAAATGGGTATATACACTAACACCAATAGCGCTTTTCCAAGCCAAGTAGTAAGCGACGCTGAAAAAGACAGCTGGGAATACGGGACTCAAGTTGCTCAAGCGATAGAGTACGAGTGGTTTGACCAAGGGCGAACTGGAGGTAACAGATACTTAACTAATTGGAATAATTTCCACACATTAAGACTATATGCTAGAGGTGAACAACCTGTGCAGAAATATAAAGATGAATTATCTATCAACGGTGATTTGTCTTATCTTAATTTAGACTGGAAGCCAGTACCTATTTTGTCTAAGTTCGTGGACATCGTAGTTAATGGTATATCACAAAAGTCTTACGATATTAAAGCTTATTCTCAAGATCCTAGCTCAGTTAAAAGAAGAACTGAATATGCAAGCAAGCTTCAAGAAGATATGGTTGCTAAAGAGTATTTAGATGGTTTGAAGCAAACTTTAGGTATTGACTTATATCAATCACCAAGTGGGGTTGTAGTTCCGGAATCTAAAGAAGAGCTAGAACTACATATGCAGCTTAGCTATAAACAGTCAATTGAAATAGCAGAAGAAGAAGCTATATCAACTGTATTTGCTCAAAATAAATACGATCTTGTAAGACGTAGGTTAAATATGGATCTTACAACAATTGGTATTGCCGCTGGTAAAACTAACTTTAATACAGCTGAAGGAATTACAGTTGATTACGTTGATCCTGCTTATATGGTTTACTCATACACGGAAGATCCAAACTTTGAAGATATATATTATGTAGGTGAAGTAAAGTCTATAACAATACCAGAGCTTAAAAAAGAGTTTCCTGGTATATCAAAAGAAGAGTTAGAAAGAATACAAAAAACACCTGGTAACAGACAGTATATAACTGGTTGGGGTAATTACGATGAAAACACTGTACAAGTTATGTACTTTGAATACAAGACTTATCACAATCAAGTTTTTAAAATAAAGCAAACTGATTCGGGTTTATTAAAAGCTTTAGAAAAGCCAGATACATTTGATCCGCCTGAAAATGATAACTTTGAAAGAGTATCTAGATCAATAGAGGTTTTATATACTGGTGCTAAAGTTTTAGGTACTAACACTATATTAGACTGGAGCTTAGCAGAGAATATGTCTAGGCCAATGGCAGACACAACTAAGGTTGAAATGAATTACACGATATGTGCTCCTAGAATGTATAAGGGACGCATAGAGTCTGTTGTAAGCAAATGTATTGGATTTGCAGATATGATTCAACTAACACATCTTAAATTGCAACAGGTAATGTCTAGGATGGTACCAGACGGTGTTTACTTAGATATGGACGGTTTGGCTGAGGTTGATCTTGGAAATGGTACTAATTATAATCCCGCAGAGGCTTTAAATATGTATTTCCAAACTGGTTCTATTGTAGGTCGATCAATGACGCAAGACGGTGATATGAATGCAGGTAAAGTACCTATTCAAGAACTTAATAGCTCAAGCGGCCTTGGTAAAATACAAGCGCTTATACAAACGTATCAATATTATTTACAAATGATACGCGATGTGACCGGATTAAATGAAGCTAGAGATGGAAGTTCGCAAGATAAAAACTCTTTAGTAGGTCTTCAAAAAATGGCAGCTAACGCGTCTAATGTTGCAACTAGACATATCAAACAAGCTAGTTTATATCTTACATTAAAGCTAGCAGAAAATGTATCTCTTAAAATAGCAGATGCTTTATATTTCCCATTAACAGCTGAGTCGCTTAAGAATTCTATATCAACTTTTAACGTTGAGACACTACAGCAAGTTGTTGATTTAAACTTATATGACTTTGGTATATTCTTAGAATTAGAGCCAGATGATGAAGAGCAAGCTAAGTTAGAAGAGAATATACAGGTTGCATTGGGTCAAGGCGGTATTGATTTAGAAGACGCTATAGATTTAAGACAAATTAAAAATCTAAAGCTAGCTAATCAAATGCTTAAGGTCAAGCGTAAGCAAAAAGCTATTCAAGATCAAGCTAACCAACAGGCTAACATTCAAGCTCAAGCCGCTGCTCAAGCAGAGACTGCAGAAAAAACAGCAATGGCTGAAGTTCAAAAGCAAGAAGCTATATCAGGCTCTAAAGTACAATACGAGCAAGCTAAAGCACAAATGGAAATAAACAAAATGCAAATAGCAGCTGATTTAGAAAAAATTAAAATGCAACAAAAGTTTGAATACGATATGCAACTAAAGCAATTAGAGGTTCAAGCTATGCAGCAGAAAGAAGCAGCTATAGAAGATAGAAAAGATAAACGTAGCAAAATGGAAGCTACACAACAAAGTGAAATGATAAGCCAAAGACAAAACGATAGCTTACCTAAAGACTTTGAAAACGAACCCGACATGGGTATGCAAGCTTTCATGTAGAAAGTAACAACTATTTAATTATATTATATTATGTCAGAAGTAAAAACAAATGAACCTGTTAAGCAGGAAGGTGAGTTTAAACTTAAAAAGAAAACTCCAAAAAAACTAACTAAAACAAGTGACGAGCCTGTTAAAGTTAACATCAAAGAACCTTTAGTTGAACTAGAGCCAGAAGTTAAAAAAGTAGTAATACCTAAGCAAGAAGAGGATGCCATTCAAATCGGAGAAACAAAGGATGTATCTGTGGAAGAACCATCCGGAGATAGCGTTAAGGTGGGAGAACAAGTACAAGAGCCCGTCGAAGATGCTAAAGAGTTTACACCAATCAAAGAAGTTGAGGTAGCTAAAGTAGAAGCTGAAGTTAAAGAAGCTTTAAGAGATGAAAAAGTTTTAGGTAAGCAACTTCCAGAAAACATCGAAAAGCTAGTTAGCTTTATGGAGGAAACTGGCGGAACAATTGAAGATTACACTAGGCTTAATGCCGATTACTCTAATGTAGATGATAAAACATTATTAAAAGAATATTACAAAAAAAATAAACCTTACTTAGATAATTCAGACGTAGAACTTCTCTTAGAAGATTTCGACTACGATGAAGACTTAGACGAGGATAGAGATATACGCAAAAAGAAACTTGCGTTTAAAGAAGAAGTTGCAAAAGCCAAAGGTTTTTTAGAGGAAACGAAGAATAAATATTACGATGAAATCAAGTTGAAATCAAACGTAAATCCTGACTCTCAAAAAGCAATGGACTTTTTCAACCGATACAATAAGCAGCAAGAAATAGCTGAGCAACAACATTCACGATTTCAAGAAAGTACTAAACAACTTTTCAGTGATAATTTCGAAGGTTTCGATATTAAAGTCGGTGATAAGAATTATAAGTACAACATTCAAAACCGTGAAAAAGTTGCAGAAAACCAATCAAATATTAACAACCTTGTCGGGAAGTTCCTAGACGCTGATGGTAATGTTAGTGACACGAAAGGTTATCACAAAGCTATGTACGCGGCTGAAAACGTAGATAAGATTGCCGCTCATTTTTATGAGCAAGGAAAAGCAGAAGCTGTTAAAGAAGTTATGAACAAATCAAAAAACTTAAGTGATACCAAAGCTAGGTCCACGCAAGGTGATGTGTTTGTTAACGGATTTAAAGTTAAATCTATTTCTGGTGCTGACTCTACAAAACTAAAAGTAAAAACAAGAAAATTTAACTAAAAAAAACACAAATTATGGCGAGTACTTTAACTCCAACATTTGGTAGTATTATCCCGAGTCAAAAGCAGGAATTGCTAAACTCTAACTACCTACAATTTAACAGTGACGCTGCAGGCGACACTAACACATTTGCACAACAATACCTACCAGAGATCTACGAACAAGAAGTAGAGCGTTACGGAAACCGTACTTTATCTGGATTCTTACGTATGGTTGGTGCTGAAATGCCAATGACTT